TAGCGACTCACACTCGTTTTGATGCGGTGGGACGCTTATCTGTGGGACGGGCTCGGTGGCTTTTTTCAGTAGGGCGGTATATCTCTGTTCTATCTTCTTTTTATCAAGTTCGCATTTGTTTTTTAGTTCAGAATAAAGCTCTGTGTATTTGACGAGGTTCTTCTGTGTGGCTTGAAGTTCTGCTCTGCACTGAGATAATCTTTCAGCAGTCTTTATGTACATTTTGCGTTCAATAAACAAGCCGACTGCCAACAGCCCGCTCGCTATGATTAGCACCAAGAACAAAGCCCAGCTCATAGGAACCTTAACCTTATTTTTCTTCTCACCGTCCCACCAGATCCACCACCACTACTACCGCCGAAATTGAAATTCTCTATCCAATCGTCCCGTCTCTTCTTAGCTAAAAGTCTTAGCGTTCTCTTTATTACGACATCATTAGCTTTGCGATTAGCTGAAAATTTCAAGCCTCGTGTGATTTGCACGCTATAGTTTGCCATCACTCTACCTCAGGCCCTTGAAAGTTCTAAGATGTAAGTAAACGTAATCGTGTCTCCAGCGAGGACGCTAATCGGAGTAGCAAGCACTGAACGATCAAAGAAGTGCCAAATGCCTTGAGAGAGGTTATATGCCCACACCGCATGCTCTGAAACGGTGGCGGGTACGGAGTATGAAAGCGCGGCAACAGACCGCAATCGGTATATCTGATTTGTTGTGTCAAAAAAGTAGTCGTAAATAGAAGCTTGCACCGGTGTGGTCTGTATCGGAGATTGTAAAGCTGTGTCTGCAAAGTTCTCAGGACCTGTCCCCGTCCCAGAGGTGTGCCCAAGGGCTATATGCCACGTGTGGCCTCTGGAGAAATTATTATCGTTGTTATAAAATCCTCCAAGTGCTTTTAGAAGCGTAATCATACCTCTGTTTGTGATAAGCTTTTGACTCTGCAGTCCGTAATCAATCTCTTCTCCGTCTCTTGTAATTTTCTTCGCATAAAGTTTGCTTTCAACGACAAGCAGTTCCGCCTCGGGCATTATTAGTTTTCTGAATACTCTTAAAAGCTTGTGTCTCATTTACTCCACCTCCATCACACGGATTTCTTTGTTGTTTGCGTATGCATAAACCTCAAAGCCGGGCAGGAAGTTGAAGGAAATAGTGTCTCCCGGGGCAAGCTTAAAGCCGTTTGTGTTATCTACTGTGCTGTTTCCGATGTAAACATCGCCGTCAGAAGTGTTTTGAATAATCACCCATCTTGCCTTGGAGTGGAGGTCTATTCTCACCCTACCGCTTACGGTTATCGCCCTTGTCCCTATTATTCTTCTCAAAGTCTCTTGCGTTAGCGGTCTATACTCGTAGCTCATAGTAGCCTCCTTTTAGCTTGTGCTCTGATCAATGCAAACAGATAGATGTCGTTATTTGCATACTCAACTGTGAAATCTGTCAAGGGTAGCTTGCTGTAAATCTTCTGCAAGATTGCATCAACTTCAGACTGAAACTCGTCAAACTGGGAAAGCTTCTTTTTGTGTGCTACGATGATAACAAAGCTTGAGACTGTGCCGTTTCTGTCTATTTGTTCTCTCTCTAAAAATACACTCATAAGCTTTTGCACATCCGCCCTTAATTCCTCGGGGTTTTTGTAGCCGAGGGTGTGGGTGTAATCTGGAAATAATGCGTTCAGTTCAGCATACAAATCTAAAAGCCTCATGCTCTTTTCACCTCGTAGCTTTGAGGACTTGTCCCGGTGGTGGTCATTGTTTGTCTGTTGAAAAGGTTCTGCAGTTCATTCTGCATCTTGAGATACATATCAGACTTTTCGTAGTATTTGCTGTCTTCAGACTGTGCTAATCTCAGATACAGTCTTCTCAGTGCTACTATTTTTGCGTATTCTTTTGCCCACTCAAGCCCTGCGGAGTTGAGAGCCTCGGGCTGGACACCGTATAAAGCAAGCGTTCTTTCTGTAAAGATATTAGCAAAGCTTATATCAGTATCAGTCGGGCTTATAGGTTCATCGGCAAAGTCTGCGTGTGTGATAAACTCAAAGCTCATATCACTCCCTCCAAAGCTTTCATGAACTCTACGGCCACCTTTTTAGCCCTGTCCTGCAAATTTGCAAAAAAGAATGTATAGGGTTTGCTGCCCGGGTGGCTGACCCTCTTTCTAAAGATGTAGCCCTCGGGAGTGGGAATTTTCAAAGCTTTCCTTCTTTTTGGTATTATAGTATGCGGTTTAGTGCCAAATTCCACCCACTTTGCATAATCCGCTTGTGCTATGATGCGTGCGGAAGTGTCTGTTGACATATACCAAGTGATAGACCTTTGGAGATTTCCAGTGCGGGGCGTGAAAGCCCGCCCGCTGTCTATCCAGTCATGGATGTCTTTCACATACGTTTCCGCTGCTATCATGAGTGCTCTCCTAAGACCTTTTTCTACTGCGCCTTGTTGTAGTATCTGCGGGAGTTTCTTGTTCTTCAGTTCTACCCTCATCTTCAATAACCTCTATCTGATTGCCGTATATGGCTATAAGCCTTCTCAAGAGGTGTTCAGGCACAGGCTCTACCGACACGCCATCCTTAAAGTTGATAACGCCCCCGGGGAAGTAGAGGGGGCTATCTCCTTGCCACGGGATTTTCACTCTCTTCATGGTTAGTTATTGATATTGATTATTTTTGCCACGTCCCATTTGTTCTTGCTTGCCATTGAGACATACCATTTGAGTCTCCACTTTCTTGCGTCCTTGTTCTCAAGTCTACCCACTTCTTCTATCACCACGCCCGCATTGTCTCCCATGTAAACTCCGTGAACTGCGGTTGTTCCAAGTCTAACTGCGTAGACGGAAGTAAGCCCGCCGACGATAGGGATGTATTCATTTCTGAGGATTGGAATTCCGTTGTAAGCCATCACAGGTCTTCCGAAGTTGGGCAACATCACTTGCTCAGGCGTGACGTAAAGAGTTCTGAGTAATGCTTTTATGGAAAGATAAGTTCGCGGATGCACTATAATTGCAGTGGGCTCCGCTCCAGGGGGGAATTTCTCAAGCAGTTGGTCAAGTAGCTGAAATGAAATGGGAGCACCGCCCGGACCAGCATCTACGACCATGCTTGGGTCTACAAACCTGTCTAATCCGTCAAACTCATTAGGGTTTGCACTATTTCCTGTAATGAATAACCTCTTGTATGCTCTTATGATAGCTTCAGATGCTGCAAGAGTTTTCTCAAGCACACGGTCTACAAGCTGCTCTACTGCTGTAGCTTCAAAGTTATAGACTACCACATCTGCGGCGATCATTGAGATCTTGTTTTGCATAACGGTACCAACGGTGTCCACCTCTGGGATGGTTCCGTATGGGTCTACTACCGACGCCGTAGGCACTTCCCCGGTGCGATACCAGCTGTAGATATTAGTAGCACTTCTTGTAAAGGGTAGTAGAGCGAAGAGTTCATCCTTATCTGCCATGTACTCAATAACTGCCCTTTCTGTGCTTTCTGCGGAAAGCCTACCTGCTATAACTTTCAATACACTCATTTCGTACCTCCTTTCTTAGTTTTTTTTGTCATGTTTATGCACCTCCTAAAAGTTTTCTCAGGGCACGCTTAAGTTTCTCTTCTGGGCTTTGCGGTTCTGTTTGTTCTATGTTGTGAGGAGCACCAGAACCGCCAACCGCTCGGACAAGGAACGGGTTTTCATTCAAGAACTTCTCAATAGCAGTATCCACATCATCTCCGTCTATGAGAATTTCATTGTTGTTCTTGATCTCTATCTTCTTCTCTGCTCTGAGTAGCTTCAAAGCTTTATCAGCGTCTATCACCTTGTCCGCAAGTTTGCTTTTGACTTTGAGTTCAATCAATAGTTCTTCTTTTTCTTTCTGCAGTTGCTTGAGTTGTTCTTTGTATTGCTTTTCTATCTCTTTAGCTTTCTTTCTCTCTTGTTCTAAAGCCTCGTAAAGCTTACCCTTCTCCTCTAAAATCTTTGCTTGCAAATCATCCCAGTTTTCAAAACCGAGGTATCTTGCTTGCTCATCCAGATGTTTTCTAACGAGCTCTTCCACATTGACAATCTCTGCTTTTTGTTCAACCTTCTGCTGCGCTTGAGTTTGCTCTTGTGTTTGTTGCTTTTGCATTTCCTCCATCACTTATCACCTCCGCAGTATTTGTCGTATAACTCTTGTGCTTTAGCTTTAATGCTGTCCTCTCCGTGCATGCCAGCTAAACGGATAGCAGATCTAAGCATGTAGCAATTGATGGAGCCGTCTTTATTTCTGTATGGGTAGCGTCTATTCTTCTGATCAAGGAAATAATCTTCGGGTAGTTTCTCTCTTTCACTTTCTCTGTCTAACCACTTCAACCTGTCCGTTGGGATATTACGCACTTCGGGCATGAGATGGAAAAATAGGGTAGGACAACATAGGGTCTTTCGCATTTTGCGAAAACAGAGTGTACTGAATTGCCTACTGTTAGATTATGTAATGGGGTTGCAACACGACCTTGATGATGTGAAAAAAATTGAGGAGGAGCTTGAAAGATATGGCAGACCATTTCTGAAAGCAAGCGAGGTGGCAAAACTTTTGGGTGTTTCACAAAGGTTAATACACTACTACTGTCAGCGAGGAGAAATCTTTGCGATAAAGCTCAGCCCACGAAGAGGAAAAGGGAAAAGAGGAAAGGGAGGGAGCTGGCTGATTTACAAGGAAAGCTTGATAGAGTTTTTGCTAAGAAGGAACAACTACGAGGTGTTTTGAAGTCTGAGGTCTTGGTTTTCTTTGATTTTGTGAAATTCACAGTAGCTTCTTAACCTGCTAAGCAAAGCTTCTGGGAAGGACTGAACTACTTTCATGAAACCATTTGAGGTTATGAATAACGGCTTTTCCTCAAGTTCCGCATGGTAAATGAGCTCTATTATCATCTCTAAGCGAGCTTGCGGGAGGGAGGAGATGATGTCATCTATCAGATATGCATCGTGTTCTCTGTACTTAGCATACAGCTCTTTCAAATCTGGGAACGAAACACAGCTTATGTATAGTGGGTTAGAAATCTCCCGAAGTTGAAGCAATTTCGCAATTTTCCACGTGCTTGCTATACTTTTCCCTACCCCGGGCGGACCCTCAAGAATTATTCCTCTTTTCCGCATATCCTTTATTTTCCTAATAGCTTCCGTTTCTTTTATCCCATTTAAGACGACCCTTAGATATTTGGCTGGGAAACCGTTCTCTTTCATTACTTGTTCTATTTTCTCTTTACTCAATGCTTTAAGCACCACTCTAACTGTCTCTCTCTCTTCTATCATGAAAACACTTTCGTATTCGTGTATTTTGGCATTTGGAAATACAGTTCTCACTTCTTCTATGCTTTTATACACCTTCCTCATTTTTTCACCTCCTCCCACCATAGGTCTATAAGTCTCCAGAAACAACCGTCATTTGCGGCTGGTGCTGTAATTTGGACAATGGCATGAACAATGTATTCTCCTTCTGTGTCTGTAACCCGCACGGTGAGTTTGTATATTTTGTCGTTGCTGTTTATCACCTTGACCTTCAAGAGTTCTTGCGCACCTTCTACTAACTCTTCCATAGCAATTCTAAAAAGCAAGCTTCTCTTCCAGTCTTGTTTTTGTTTATAGCCACGGGATTTCATCATCGCCATCCCTCCAGAGTTTGTTTTCTTCCTCATCACTCCATCCTTTGAGGTAATAAGCCTTCCCCCGCTGATTGTCCGGAGAGCTCCATTCTGCGCTTTGCTTTTGTTTGATGTTGGGTAGCTGTTGCCGAAACTGGAGGATGCCATTGTATTCTCTCCGAGAAGATTTGAAAGCTTCGTAGTCCCTTTTCAGACTTGCTATATCCTCTCCGTTCCGTTCGTATATCTCCATTAACTCTTTGAGATGTTTACCAATGATTTCCTTGAACGCTACAAACCTTAGGGCTTCAGGCGGTCTGTTATCCCAAATTTTCAAATACCACCCCATTAAGTGTTGCAACTTCTTTCCATTTCCTTTCTTCTCTTCCTCTTCCCTAATCTCTGCCTCAAGCCGGGCTTTTAACTCCAGCAATACCCTTAACGCCCCTCTTATGTCTTTTTGCATGATAAGTTCAAGAACTCTTTCTATTTTTTTCAAAACTTGTTTCTCTGTCATGCCTCTGCCCTCCTCTTCTTCTTCATCTTCATAAACTTGCTCTTTATCGCCTCGGGCTTGCGCCCAAGTCTGAATGAAAGCTCATGCAAAATTTCAGATTTACATCCGTGTCTAGACAGAATGTCCCATATTAGTTCTTCTTCTTTCTCATACTTGCGACGTTTGTCCTTATGCTCCTTATTCCTCCTTTTCCTAATGCATTCTGGACAGTGCTTATGGTTATCCCGGATCGGAATGAATTTCTCGCCACAAATCTTGCACTCTCTTTTTACTTTTTCTATGGTTTCACCGGGAAAACTAAACACGGGCGGGTCCTCGTTCAGGACCTGGAGGATGCCCGCCCTGGTCTGGGCTTTTATCAAACTCCTTATCTTCTCTTTCGCATATGATCTTAGGAAGGACGGTGGGTTAAGTTCTTTCAACACCATCCAAGGCGTAAAAACTCTCAGCTTTAACATAACCTGCCAGATTTTCCCGTCCGTCATAGTGGCTTACCTCCCGAGGACTTTGGCTATTTTCTCTATTGTTTCTACTGTGGGTTCTGCTCTCTGGTTTTTCAAAGCCTGCAAGACTATCGATATATCAAGCGTGGTCCATCCTTTTTCTTTTGCATAGTGGAATATCTGCGTCGGATCTGCCTGTATTCGGTATTCTTGCATTAGAAAGCGTATCGTTTCCTCTGTTAGTGGCTGAAGCTCCTTCTTTATGGCAAATCTTTTGAACAGGCTATGGTCGTGGGATGCGAGCAATTTGGGGGTGGTCTGGTCTCCGAGGAAGAGGTAGGCAAATGCTAATTCCTCATCCTCGCTTAAATCTTTGAGTTCGTTTAATATACTCTGTTTTCTGAGTATTCTCTGTGCTTCGTCAAGTATGAGAATGGGTTTGAGATTGTAGAACAAGATGTGGTGTTTGATCAAGTCAAGTGTGGCTTCGTAAGTAGCTCTCGCACCGCAGCCCAAACTAAAACCTATTAACCGGTAAAGCCTTCCACGTGTTATTTCACCATCAGGAATCTTGATATAGAATGTGTCTTTTTCTTGTCTCGCTATTTTTTGTGCAGCTACCGTCTTTCCCACTCCCCACTTGCCCCATATCAGGGCGTGGAGAGGGACAGCCTGCTCTGCCCTAAGACGTCTTAAAGCCTGGATAGTTGCGATGAGGACTTGCTCTGTATGCGTCGCGTACGTCATGGCTCTTCACCTCCTAAAAGAGTTTTAGTGGATCCCACTCCTCTTCCTCGGGTTGAGGTTGAGGAGCGGGTTGTAAACCTTGCTCAGCGCTTAAAAGCTCCAAAAAAGTTAGAGTGGCGGTCTCTTTTTGTTGCTGTAGTTGTAGTTCTTGTTGTTCTATCTCTATGAGTTCCTCCTTGAGTTTCCGTTTTTTCCTCTCTATTCGTTTCTCTCTGTTTTTTATGGCCTTAAGTTCTGTAGAGTCCAAACTGGGTGCATCAGTGGATATTAGCTTTGCATATCCCAGTGGTTGCCTTTCTTGTGAATCCCACACCTCTAAATACGACGCATTTTCAAGGTCCCGATAGCAAATTACAGTCGGGGCTTTCCTGTGTCTGCCGATTTCTCCAGTTCTCTCTATAACTTCAAATGGATAGACGAATTCATAGACAAGGTTCTCTATCCGTATGGTATTATTTCTAATAGTCCTCACGAACCGCTCCCTGAAGGCGTTCTTTATCACGGCTTCCTCTACCTTTCTATACTCAACAAGGCTATGCAACTGCTCGGGAATGACAGGTTGATCGAAATGTTCAAATTTGTGCTCACTCCTGTTATATGCCTCCAAGGCAGCTTCAAGAGCTTCCTCAAATTTTTTGTGTGTGGTGACGTAATATCTCAGGAAGCTCTTGAGATCCCGGAACGCTCTCTCAATCAATTTTTGATTTGGGGAATATGGTCGTGTCCTTACTACTTGGACGCCAAGGGTTTGGAGACCACGCTCTATTAACTCGGACTTTAGGAATGCTTCATTATCTGTTATTATTTTGTGTGGAAGGCCGTACTCTTTGAATAATCCGATTAGAAACCTTGCGAGATCCGCAGAATTAAAGGCTTTATTGTAGCAAGTGTTGGTGTCCTCGGCGATTAAGCAACGTAGGAAAAATCCACTCCACCGTTCCCTAACAGCCAGTATGGAATATAACCTGCCTTCGAATGTATAACCCGTTGCGTCTATTTCCCATGTGGCTGGTTCTCTCCGCAGCTTTGCCTTCGGTCCTTTGTAATTTGCCCATTCGTTCTTTTTTCTTCTGCTTAACTCAAACTGTTCCCAACTATTAAACCTTTCTTTTATCACTTCTTCCAGTCTCCTTCTGAATGTCCTCTCACTGTTAATTCCTCGTGTTCGCAACTCTAACTCTAAAAGCTTGAACACCTGTGAAATTGACAGTGTCCGTGTTCTACCTTTCTCTTCCTTGCTTAACCTTAGTAGTTGTATCACCTTGTCCCATATTTCATCCCGTAGGAATGCATCTTTTTTCTTTTCATTCTTTGGTCTGGTCGGCTCTTTCACCCACCGTTCTACCGTGCTTTTGGGAATTCCTAGTACTTTTGCAATTCTTCTGATAGGAACGCCCATAGCATAAAGCTTCAAAACTTCTAACTTCCTCTCGTCCATCTCCGCCCTCCTTGCCAAAATTACAAGCCTCGGACCATGGTCCTAGAATACTCCTTCACCTTCTTCAGAATCTCTTCTGCGATTTCAAACGTTCGTGACCATCCGAGTGCCAAACCCATGTTTAGAAGCAATCCTTCCAACTCATTCCTGTAATAGTCTTCTATGCTTGGTGGGGGAGTTGTTTCTTTCTTTTCTTTTTCTTTTGTTTTCTTTTGTTCTTGTTGTTCTTGTGCTTGCTTACCGAATTTCTTTTCAAACTCCTCTTTGATAGCTTTCAACTCTTCCTCTGACGTGGTTTCTTCAATCTCTTTAGCTATTTGCTCTAACTTTTCCCATTCTTCTTGCCTTACAAGTTCTTCGATTTTCTTTACCGCCCTTTCCACAACGGAGTTTATAATCCTTAGTCCCTTTTCTCCTAATACCCTCCTTATTGCCTCTCTTGCTTTATATTCCCTTGCCCACCTGTCCTTTTCTCCTTGCACTTCCTCTTTTATCTTGATAAGCTCCTCCATGGAAATGCTGTCCTCGGTAGCCTCTGGGATCCGCCTGTAAACTTCTAAGAGTTCATCAGCATGTTTGTGCAGGATTTCATCTACTAACTCCTCATACCCAGATATTTCTACTCCTCGTCTTGACAGTTCAAACCTTAGCGACTTCCACGTGCTGAATTGATAATCAATATCCGAAAGTATCTCCTTAGCCTTCTCTAATACATAGCCCTCAAGTCTTTTCTCTTTTTCTCGCTGTTCTTTTAGTTCATCCCATAACACTTTAGCTTTTTCGAAAAACACTTTCCTTGCTCGGATAGAGAGTGTCTTGTATGGAGGCATTCCCATTAGGTAATTCTTGACCTTTTCATAGTTATCTGCATCTATTAGCTTTTTGAAGTCTTTTTTAACTGCTTCATTGAGATACTTCAAAATAGCCCTGAGGTTTTCATCTTTCACTACTTCGTTGAAAGCCTTTTCCTTTAGTGCTTGCTCGTTTTCTTCTATGAATTCAGAAAGTGCTCTGTAGCCCTCTTCGGTGGGAGTGCCGTCGGGGGTAAGTAATGGGTGGTTGTTTACGCTGTCCGAAAATTGCAATTTTTGCAAAAATCGGACACTTTCATTTACCCAGTCTTCAACTGTTGATTTTGGAACCCCAAGCCTGTCGGCTATCTCCCTTAAAGACATTCCTTGCTCCTTCAACTCTAACGCCTTCTTTTTAAGCTCTAATTTTTCTTGGTGCTTTATGGACTCTAACCAGTAATAAATCGTCCGCTCTGACACTCCAAACAGCTTTTTGAGTTCTGCAACCTGAACACCAAGTTTGTATAAGGTCTGCGCAAGTATAACCTTTTCTTCCTTCCGTAGCGGTAGTCCATGCTTTAGGTTAGCCTTGATGGCTTCAATCCGATATTCCAGTTCATCCTTCAGCTCCACAATCTTTGCCTTTATCGTGGTTCTTCCTGCTCTCTTGTGTGCCTCTGTTCTATGCACACCATCTACTATCCAGTATTGCCCGTCTGGACGCTTCCACACAACGATGGGGTCAAACTCTACCCCTTGCTCTAACATCTCCTTGTATTCTTCTACTTTCTCTTCCACCGTGCCAGTTAAGACACGGGGTAGTAAGCCTTGTGGGATGGTTAGGTCTTTGATCTCAAGTTCTACTATCATGGCTTAACCTCCTTTTGGTTTTTTGCTGGAGTTTTGTAAAAAGGCGGGGCTTGGGGCCCCGCAAGGGAAAGATGGGGAAGGGGGGAGGAGAGAAGCCATGGAGGGCATCTTATTTCCCTAACCTGAAGAACAAGTGCCTTAGCTTTTCACTTAAATAAATGAGTTCCTTCTCATCCAGCTGGAAGTTGATTTTCATATACTCACCGCCTGTCTTTCCTTCCGTGATGGAGAGAACGACTTTTAACTCGCTTGACACCTGCACACTAAGCTTTTTGTATTTCTCTCCCCCGCTTTGATGGTATAAATTCACTACCTCTACCCATTTTCCACCTTCCTTCCTTTGTTCTTCAGCCTCCTGCGGTTGTGGCTGTTGTGGTTGCTGTGGTTGTGGTTGTGGTTGTTGCCGCGGATGTTGTTCTCTTTGATATATTTTGTTCGGATATCTTTTGTTCATCGGCATACCTCCTTAACGATTTTGCTGACTTCCTTAAGTGTTGCCTCCGCCTGTCTGTTTTTTGCTTCGGCTATAAGGATGAGCACAATAGAACAAGCAAGCATCACCAAGCTAATTAGCAGTTGCCATTCTGAATCTCTTTCAGGCATTCTCATTCCTCCACCTCCCACAATGGAACAACGACCGCCAATATCCGGTTTCCGTCCCTTTCGTATTTCTTTACCTCATAAAGCTTTTCTCCCGAAGCATGCTTCACAGAGATGATTTCCCACACTCTGACCCAGTGCCATTCATAAAACTGAAGGTCAAGCACAAAAAACTGGCTGTAGTGTTGAATTTTTAGCGTTATATTATTTTTCATTCCGTGCGTCATTGCTCTTCACCTCCTCCGAGGGGGATTTCCCATTTCCCTCTCGGCTTTTTCTATTAGCTTTTTCTTTAACTCCGCCCTCTTCATCAATAGACTGTATACAGCTTCCTCTACTTCCCTCAAATCCTCTTCTATATCGTTCTCTTCGTCAGCTAAAGCTTCTTCTACATCGTTCAACTCCTTCAAGATTTGCTTGAATGGAACTTCTTTCTCCGTAGGGTATTTATCTAACCGATATCCAAGTCTATATGCCATCTCCTGCAGAGCCCTAAACGCCAGCTCTGGCATGTGCTCGTGGATAATGAGTAGCGTGTCCATCGCACAGCTCAGCGGGTCTCGCCTATGGAAGGGATTGTCCTCATCCATAGACCAAGCGTAAATCAGCTTTTCTGACCTCCCCAGACGGGAAGCCAGAGGATAAGGGCTTTTCTTCCGGAGGAATTCCCGGAAGACCCAGTTAAAGCTTGAGTGCCTCATGATACACCTCCTTTATTGGATTTTTGGATTTTTTCTACCTTTTTTGCTGGACGTAGGCTTGGTGGCCTTGTTTTCTACACGCCGTTGACTTAAAAACATCTCATACTGAGACGGGAGGTCAGGAAGATGAAGGGTCTCTGCAAGCCTTTTAATCAAAGGGCGGGAGATTTTCTTGCCGGACAACACACTAAACAAATAGACATGATTAACATTGAGAATGTTCGCCAGCTTGCTAAGACTTATTCCCTGCCTCCTTCCAGCCTCTTTTACAATATCCCTTATGAGGTTAGAACCCATGTGGATAAGTATATACACGATTTCGTGTCTTGTCAAGAGGTAAAAACACGAAAATGTGTAAAGGTGATGAGTGATATAGGGAAAAGGATAAGAGAGCTAAGAGAGGCCTTAGGACTTACGCAGAAGCAATTTGGGGAGAGAATAGGTAAATCATGGAGAACGGTTCAAGACTGGGAAGCTGGGAAGAGTAGCATCCCTGATCATACTTTGAGGTTCATCTCCTCCACCTTCGGCGTCTCCTATGAATGGCTTAAGGAAGGTAAGGGGGAGATGTGGGATAGGAAGGTGTTAGTAAAAGAATTGAAGGACAAAACAGAAGAAACCCTTGAATCGTTTACTCAAATCCCCGTAGTGCGGCGTTCGTGGACTGGCTTTACGATGGAAGTTGCTGGCTGGGGACTTGTAAGCAAGGAAACAATCCTAAAGGGTGGACAGCTTGCAGTGCAAGTGAAAGACGACAGCATGGAACCATCCTTACGGAATGGTGATCTGGTGGTGTTTAAGCTTTACACGGGCGACGGGTCTGATATTCCAAGCGGAAAGATAGTAATAGTGCGGGGTAGAAACGGAGAACTATTAGTCAGAAGGCTTGTGAGAATAGACGCTGTTATGATGCTGGTTTCGGATAATCCCAAATACCCACCCATCCTACCAGAACAGATTAAAGTGGAAGAGTGGCGAATCATAGGTGTAGCGGTAGAGGCTGTAAAAAGAATAGAACTCTAACCCATCCTCGCAAAATGCGAAAACAATAAAACTTCTTTTCCTTATCTTCTCAAAGCATGAGCACAAAGGTCTATACACTTGGCAGAGGAGTGTTGCTATTTAGGCCTGCGGGAGAAACAGGCTTTGAGGAATTTGGTAATGTGAAAGACTTCAGTCTTACAGTCAAAACTGAAAAGCTTGAACACTACTCAACTGCAAGCGGTATAAAGGTTAAAGATGCAGAGATAGTCAAATCG